CTGTGTTCTGGTCATTTGTTGACACACGTACATAGCCAATAAGCATGGTAGATCTCCCTGACAAAAGCAGGAATGATGCCATTTGCTCGTTATTTCTGCATTTTCATAAACGTTGGTTTGGGAGAAGGTTCTGCGTTGCCTGTTGGCGTACCAGTTCCTTGGCCTTCAGCTACGCCGCCGACAGGCTGGCTGAAATGCAACGGAGCAGCTTTTTCTGCTGAAGATTACCCTAATCTGGCAAAGGCTTACCCGACGTTAAAATTGCCTGATTTACGCGGTGAGTTTATTCGTGGCTGGGATGATGGAAAGGGAGTGGATAGTGGGCGAACTCTGCTTTCAGCACAAGGAGATGCTATCCGAAACATTACCGGGGTGGTTGGCTACAGTTCAATTGGCGATTCACAAGGGTTATTAGGATACGTGTCAGGGGCCTTTTCGGCTTCGGAGTCAAAAGCTCCCGCATTAAGTGGTGCATCAGCATCCGGGTATCAACGCTCCCTGTATGCGAATTTTAATGCTTCAGCCGTTGTCCCAACCGCAAATGAGAACCGCCCACGTAACATTGCCTTTAATTATATTGTGAGGGCTGCATAATGGATAACGCTGTATTAAATAGCGAGATTATTGCCACGAAGGCAGGGAATATTACCGTCTATAACTATGATGGTGAAACACGGGAATATATTTCCACTTCAAATGAATATCTTGCCGTTGGTGTTGGTATCCCGGCATATTCCTGTTTAGATTCACCAGGCACATATAAGGCTGGTTATGCTATCTGCCGTTCTGCAGATTTTAACTCATGGGAATATGTGCCAGACCATCGCGGTGAAATCGTCTATAACACCGAAACGGGAGAAGCCAAAGAAATCACAACTCCGGGTGATTACCCTGAAAATACAACCACTATCGCCCCGTTAACGCCATACGATAAATGGGATGGTGAGAAATGGGTGACCGATACTGAGGCACAGCACGGCGCAGCAGTAGATGCAGCAGAAGCACAGCGCCAGTCGCTGATTGATACTGCAATGGCCTCCATCAGTCTGATTCATCTGAAATTACAGGCCGGACGGAAGCTGACGCAGGCAGAAACCACCCGACTTAACGCTGTGCTGGATTACATTGACGCGGTGACGGCAACAGATACCAGCACCGCGCCGGATGTCATCTGGCCTGAACTGCCGGAGGCGTAGGCCATTCAATATCTGGCGCCCCGGAAGTATCGACCAGTTCCAGTGCGTCCAGATAATCCAGCCACAAATTATATTGCGCCAGCTCGTCACCTTTCAGACGACCAATAGCGGCTTTACCGGGCCATTGTTTACTGTTCATGTATTCGTTGGCCTGGTTAATTAGTAGCTGTCTTTCTGATTCAGTAATTTCAATAAGTTCTTCATGCGTGGGTGGAGGAATATCTGCCCACGCAGGCAGCCCATCATCTCCGGCAATACGGATTTTTCCTTGTGGCGGTTCAGCCATAAACTCACTGATAATATTTTGATTTACTTCCTTAGCGTCTGATAAATCCCACCCCTCTGATTTATATTTATCAATCATATCCACAGGGAAAAAAGCATTATGCCTTGCGCTATAAACATATTCGTTCATATAAATCACCCTGAATAAAATTACTCACCAACAGCCCACCAACTGTAATTCATCGATACCGTGTCGCTGGTTGATGACGTTCTGTAAGCAGAATTAAAACCGGTTAATGTTGGGCCTTCTGCGGTCATCACGAATCCCCGCCCAGCACCTAAAGGCGCACCACCATCACCAGAATGAGTAAGCATGGCGCAGTCCACTTTTTTAGGAAAAGGGATGCTGAATGTAATTCTCATTGTTTGCGTCGATAATGTCGGCGTAACCGCACCACGACCATATTGCAGGATTTTCCCGTTGGGTAATTTCATCCATCCATCACCACTGGCAAAAGAGGCCATGTCCGGTATCTGATTTTCCCCTGTTCCCACCCCCCGTTTCGCTGCTTCTCCCAAACCAAGGTTTTCGAGAGCCGTTTTCACCGTGCCATCCGATTTGATATCACCAAACGGATTCTTGCGGCTCAGGTATTCAACAGCAAACCCCGATCCCAGCAATTCAACAAAACCGGGCAGATCACCATTATCAAGCACATCCCGTTGCGTTTTATCACTTACAAACTGGGCCAGAGCTGCAGCAATAAAGCTGGCCTGCCGAATAACCTTATTGACTTGCGCACTGGAGGCTTTCCCTGCTGTAAATCCGGATAAAAGCGCAGGCAACGCTTCCCATTCCTCCTGCGACATAACATTGGCATTTTTACCCGTTGCGAATGCTTTAAAGTCATTTTTTGCCATCAGAGTAATACTCCCCATGCCCCTACATCAAAACCACTGATAAATTCGTTATCCATATCAAAACCAAAAAATTTTGAACCTTCCGATGGGGTTTCCACCGAAGGTGTTTCAATACCACCCGCCCACACCCCGGCGGCTTTTACTGTGAGATATCCCTGTTTAATTGCAGCAATTAACTCACGCGATACATCTGAAATATCAGTATCAGGAAAGACCCAGACCGATATCGTCATGTCCTGGTTATCGACAATCTGCATTCGCAGCCCGGATCCTGCTGTCGCCGTGTCAAGAATTGCTGGAAGCGAATCATTCCGTCCGTCCCAGTTATTAATCGCAATCTTCGCTTTAAGAATGACACGATAAGTTTCATCGCTGAGATACATGTATCCTGAATCAGGATCGTATGGTCCCTGCCATACCCCCTGATCATATCCAAGCCCGTCGGTATCCCAGCTGAAATAGACACCTGAGATAGGCTGGCTGACAACACGGCTACGTCCGATCCACAATCCAAGAATGTCAAGTTGCACACCAACCGCAGAGTCAATATCAAATGCAGTAATCAGCCCTCTGGTGGCAGCCGCAACATCAATAAGTGGCCGGGTCATCAGATCAACATGCGCAAGAAATTTAGGTTTGGTGGCGTGGTAGTTCGTGATTAGTTCGGTGTATTTGCTCATGTCTCCACCGTTATAACGATATTTTCCGGGGTACAGGACGCAGATTCGTTGTATCTGATATCAATGTTTGATGACGACAAAGCCCCCGGGGATTTCCCAATCGTCAGTTCCTGAATATCGTAATAGCGTGCATTCCCGCCACTCACCACGCCAAGATTCGCCGGTGAGTAAATGCGACTTAAAAGGACCGAATCACCAATCATCAGACTATTGATATAGTCGGAAATAGCCTGCTGGATCTGCTGCCCTATCTGTGAGGTATAACCCGTAAAAACTTTTAATTTAATCCGGGCATAAACAGGTACATCACTGGAACGCGAAAATTTGATTACATGGGGATTGCCGTATTTATCCGGAACCGTAACGGATGTTGTACCGTGAGTGGCTGTTCCCTGGCCTTTATTCCCTCTGATAGCCTGAGCAATATCCGTCACATCACCGCCATCCACAATTACAGCAACAGAGTGTGGCGGTAACCCGTTACCGTCCTCCGAACCATTATCGTTTTCATAGAGTTTGTGGCGGGTTACACCGGTAACATTAGAAACAGCACCATTCAGTGCTTCAAATGGGGTTATTGATGGTAACGCAACACTTTGCGACTGTCGGATACGTAACTCCGCATCAGTTTCTGCTGGAGTGCCTACAGTAGCTGCAGCAGGATTGGTTACCGAAACCCAGCCACGGGTTGGCGTATTAATTTCAGTGATAGTTCCAGCCAGCGCCGCCACTGCACCACTGACGGAACATGTTGCGGTCACCATCACTGTACCATCCACGCCGACCACCACTGAAGCAGGCAAACGCCATATCACATTATTACTGTCTTTCACGCTGCCATTAATGATGGTTGTTCCGGCAGTTCCTGTAAGAAGCAAATCAACCGTAGAATTCGTCGCGCCTTTACGTGAAATACCATTTATTTTCACGTTACTGGTCAGTGCAGCCCCATAGCCGGTTGCCGGTGAAAAACAGTTGTAGACAGTTATCGCCATATTATTGGCATCATGAATCGCCAGCGCCATCAGAGCCACCATCTGGCCGTCTTTGCTGTCCGGTTCGAGGTAGGCATCACTGCCATAAATCTGCTGAAAATAGCTAATCAGGGTGCTGAGTATCGTCTGATAATCAGGCGCACTGATCCCCTCCGCGGTTACCTTTGCAGATAAACCGAGAGAATCAAGGTTCAGAGCCATTACGCCTCCGATGTAACAGTCGTTATTCCATAAAGAGTGTCGATTTCAGCGGAAAACATGACACGTCGGGTCGTGGTATCCACCGTCGTATTGAAAGAGAGGATTGATTTAACGCCCTGCGTTTCGAGGATGCGCTTACGGATCGCCAGGTTGTAGGTTTCCGGCTTCTGCTTACCGAGTACGGACTGGATCCACGGAGTCCCCTCGGTGGTGTCGAGAAACCATTGCCCATACCACAATTCGAATCGCGTTTTTACCGCCTGCGCCACGGCCTCCGGTGAGTTAATCAGCCAGGTGTCATCACCGCTGCCAAAGGTGTAATCGCCATCGGCGTCTTCACGTCTGTATCGCATCAGTTTACTCCGTCGGTATTGCTTCCACCGCGCTGAACACCACCATGAGTGTGCGTATCATCAATTGGCTTGCCGTTAGCCTTCACGCTACCCAAAAACTCAACAGCACCAGTGATTTTTGAAGCCACACCAGAAACCACAGACCCCACCATGCCACCCATCCAGGTTAACAGGCCATGAATGGTTACTTTCTCAGAAAAATCAGCCAGAGGGGCAACCACATCAAGACCACCCGGAGCGACAATTTTAATTTTCCTGGTATCAGGATTAAGCTCAAAATAGGTGCTGCCGTCATCACTACGCAACTGTGTGGCACTGGTATTAATACCGCTAATCTTCCTTGCCTGCGACTGGGGACCGACAATACAAAACGCATCCGATAAATCATGCATTCTGTCATCGACCGGCTCCTGTATCCCGCCGCTCTGCCACCAGAAATCAATACAACGATCGGCAAAAATCATCAAACATTCATCACCGGCTTTAACTGGGAACGTTAGCGTGCATCCTCCGCCGCGCGGGAATACCACTGGCACATCCACCAGCAATGGGTAATTTTGGGTAATGCGGTTGCCGTCATTATCCTTTTCAACCGAACGGATAGCAGGCTGCACAACTGCCGTCACCGCATCAGGATCGAATGACTGAATAATGCCAGGCAAGGCGACACGGATCTGGTTCTTTGTTGTTTCCCGTTCAGATTTGAATGTTTCGGCAAGGTCGCCGCTGCGGGTCTGGTCAGATACGGCCATTTAGTAGGCTCCAGAAAGCAAAAAACCCGCCTGGTGGCGGGTTTGATTTATAAGAACTTCACTAACTATCTTTCTTGGGAAAAGTTGAAGGCTTGTCGTGATAGCTTTCCGTCATAATTTCGATATCCCCGAAAGGTACTCTAGCCATAATCTCTTGCTCATAGTTATCTAGGAAAGAGACCTCAGGCTCACTTGGTTTAGGTTGTGGTTCATTTTGGTCTTCTGGACAGGACATATTCAAACCTTACTTATTAACATGCACGTTACAGAAATAATAAAAAATACAAATGACATAACCATCCATCGAAACAACTCATTTACAAACGCTGATTTTTCTTTATGGATTTTCTCGATTCTATCAATAGCCCTACCATACATTATCAAATGAAATCTGACTGTGTCATCTCTACTACCCCTCAGAAGAAATTCATGTTGTTCAGGTGTTCGATGCACAGGCATTTTGGGAATATTTCTAAGTTCCCAACATTTCCATAAATAATAAAAACAAAAAACCAAACATACAAAACATGAACATAGACACAATAGAGACAATCTTGCGGATAGACTAGTCTTTAACTGTTGTCCCAGCTCAAAGGACCCAAAAACGGCTAATAATGCAGAAATCTCAACACCAAGCACAGCAAGAAGAAAATTAGCTTTGTCCTCTAACCGCCTGTATGTTGTCTTAACTTCTTCATACCTGTCTCTCGAGTACGACAAAATCGTATCTACTTCAAGGCCAACAGCCTCATTCCTTTGATTGCACATATTGTATTAATCGTCAACCTTCTTACAAGGAAACGAACCTATGATTCTCGGCGCATCCATGCTGTTCTGCAGTAGTTGGACATTCAAGAAACGCGTTTCGGTACCCGGACGGCGAATGAACTCGAAACCGTAATTGTTACCGTCTTTGGCTGGCATAAGCCCCATATCCGCCTTCATTCCATTACCGTTGCCGAGCGTTTTGATTTTCTGGGAGGTAACTGTCTCACCATTAATCCTGAACAATGAATCAGGAATCAACTCTAATTTGTAGCCACCACACTGAAGCGTGACACCGCCAGGATTCGCAGCAAATGCGAACCCCGGAAGGAAACAGAGTCCAATAACAATCCACTTTTTCACTATCCTACCTCACGCTGTAAAGACGACGCCGAACGAAGATCCGCCGCACCGCGCGCTTCGCACATCATATCCATGTACCACGCCTGGCCCCTTGTGTCGCCAGTGTACATAATCCCGCGCACAATATAAACGCCATCCGTTGCGATGCTGGCAGGCTGCGATATGGTGCCGCTTAGCGTAATATTTCCGTCCGTGTTCTGGTCGGTGATCTGCCCACCAGCCATAGCGATATCGTTGTTCGACAACGCGGTGCGATATACGGAAGCCTGATCCAGTTGAATGAGCCCATTAACCCGGATGTTCGGATTAATAAGCGCGCGGACGTTTACGCCGTTGCCGATGGTCTGCTGCGGCATGCCAATAAGCCCGGTAGCGCTGTTGAGCACAATCGCTTCGTGAACATATTCATTATTCACCACCATCTGGCGCTGACCATCCACGAATTGCCATGTTGCGCCACATTGCCCGGCTACGTTATCCATTAGATGCCGCGTCATGCCAAAGAGCACCCGCCCCCGGGGGAATACAGTAGCAGGCATTTCAGGCGTCAGGCCTTCGGTCGCACCTTTGGCTTCGAAGTCTTTCATCAGCGCACGGTTCACATCAGCGACCGTGTAACCGGCAGCCAGCGTCTGTGAGGTTATACTGGTGGCAAAAGCCAGATCAGTATCTGCTGCCTGAATCAGGACGTAGGAATCAACCGGACTGTCTTTTCCTGTGACCGAGTAGCGAATTTCACCGCTGAAAATCAGTCCGTAGTTGCGGCCATCTCTCTGGCCCACATCTGCCGCGTCGACTTCGCGCACGGTCCCGACGTCGCTTGCCGCCACCTCCGGCGCGATACCGTCGTAACCGGCAATCAGCCGCACTTTCGAAAATTCCTTCCCGGTGATTCGGTTCACAGTATCTGCCGAGAGGTTATAAATTTTGATAGTCCCTACCCGGGACGCGCTGCTGATGTTGAACCAGTCGATCGTAAAGGTGACTTTGAAATCACTTAGCTCAATTCCCTGACCGT